GGACGTGGAGCAACTTTTTGCCATGGCGATGACGTTTCAGTGCGACGCCATCACTGGGCTCCAGACCAAACGTGAGGACGGACGGCCTATGCTCACGCTCAAGGGCACGCTGGACGATCCGCCAGAGGCCGGGCACACGCAACTGCCGGCGTCGTGGTTTGCCGAGCCGGTGCAGGAAGTGGATACAGCCCACTTCGGTTGCACGGTGATCTCGACGGCCGCCCTCAAGCGGTGCAAGAAGCCGTGGTTCTGGAGCAAGCCAGACCCGAGCGACTCGTGGAACGAAGGCCGCATCGATGACGATATCTGGTTTTGGCGAAACTGGCGGGACAGCGGAAATCGAGTTTTTGTCTCGCCCCGTGTCGTTCTAGGGCACGGCGAGTACGTCGTGACGTGGCCTGGCCGGGATCTTGGCAAGCCTGTTTTTCAGTGGACTACCGATTTCACGAACACACACAAACGGCCCGAAACTGCATGGAGCGTGGGGTAATGGTGAAACTTAAGTTCACGAGAGCATGGCGTGGATACGGCAAGGGCCAGACGGCCGACGTGCCGGGCGGGCTGGCCCAGCAGCTGCTCGCCCAGCGTGTCGCAGTTGCGGACAACCAGCAGTCGCTGATTGAGACGGCCGCCGTCGAGCACGCCACTGAGACAGCAGACGCAACCCCGAAACGACGAGGCCGCCGTGCCGCAGTACCTGAGTCTCAGCCGCCTGACCGGCCCGGCCGTTGAGCCCGTCACAGTCGCCGAGGCGAAGTCGCACCTGCGGGTGGACACGTCTGATGACGATACCCTGATCGGTACGTACATCACGGCGGCACGCGAGTGGTGCGAAGCCTATCTAGACCGCACGCTGATCCATACCCAGTGGCGTCTGCGGCTTGAGCGGTTTCCAACCGACAGCCAGTACCCGATCCAGCTGCCTCGCCCGCCCGTCGTGTCGAGCGGCACGGCCACGGCGGTGAGCATCACGTACACGCACGAGAGCGGCAGCACGGCCACGCTGTCTACGGCACAGTATCGCGTGCAGCGGTTTGAGACGCCTGGCCGTGTGACCACCGTCTACGGCGGCACGTGGCCGGCGAGCATGGAAGACAACGATGCCGTGCAGGTGACGTACTGGGCAGGCTACGGTGCCACGGGCTCCAGCGTTCCGGCGGCGATCCGCAATGCCATCTTTCTCTACGTGCACGAGCTCTATGAAAAGCGCGGCAACGCCGAGCCGCCCGAAGCGGCAAAGTCTTTGCTGGATTCAGTCGGCAGGAGTTTCAGCCAATGAGCATTGAAGGCCGCATCAACGTTGACTGCCTGTTCCACGACAAGGACGGCAGTGACTTGTCGAGCAGCATCCGCGTTGCGTCTGCCACGTACTCATTGCCGCTCACTGATGGCGCCGGCGCAAACCAAGCTCAAGTGACGTGGACGAATACGGCGACCAACGACGGATCAACTTCGGACGAGCTCGTTATGCAGTCGCTCAGCGATGATCGCGGGACTGTGTCGCTCACGGCCGTGAAAGCCATCTACATCCGCAACAAGTCCGCCACCTACAGCCTCAGTGTGACAGTGGATAACTGGACCTCTCTTGATCCAACGCTGTATCCGTTCAACCTGCTTTTGCCTCCAGGAGGCTGCTGCGTATACGCGAACCCAACGGCCACAGGGTGGACCACCACGGCCAGCAGCGCGATCAACATCATTTCACAGGGTGAAGGGCAAAGCGTCGAGTACGACATTCTGCTAGTTGGCGAGGGCTCGGCATAGCCATGGACGCCGGCAAGCTCCGCGAGCGAGTCACAGTGCAGCAGGCGTCAGAGAGCCGCAACGCTCTTGGCGAGACTGTGCAGACGTGGGGAACCTACGCCACCGTCTGGGCCAGTGTCGAAGGCATCTCGTCTCGCGAGGCTCTGTATGCTGGGCAGCAACAAATATCCATTTCGCACAGGGTGCTGATCCGATACCTGAGCGGACTGACGCAGAGCATGCGGCTTCAGTGGCGTGGCCGCACGCTGGAGATCGTCAGCCTGCTTGAGCACCGCAACCGCAGCGAGCACGAGCTGCTGTGCCAGGAGGCTGCGTAGATGGCCGTTGCTGGCGTCAATCTTTCGCTCGACGCCTCTGAGCTGCTGAAGCTCCAGGCTTCGCTCGGCAAAGCGTTTGACAACAAAGGGCTTTCCGACATCCTCGGCGATGCTTTGGAAAAAGCGTTGTTTCCGGCACAGCTGCGGCTGCGCGAGAACACGCCTGCCGGGCCAACCGGCAACCTCAAGAGGGCGGTGAATACCAAGATCGTGCGGTACCCACGGGATGGCAATGCTGTTGGCCTGCTTGGCTACAACCGCTCCGGCAAGGCGGACTCAGCAGCAGTGGGGCAGCCTGGCACCGTGCGGCTTGGGCCTGATCGTGCATTTCACCAGTGGCTTGTTGAGTTCGGCACAAAGAAGCGGCCGATCACCACAGTTGCCACAAAACCATACCAGCGTCGCGCCCATACTCGACGCATGAAATCCGGCCTTGTCGCCCAGATCCGCGAGCACACCGTGCAAGCCGGGCAGGGTGCGATGATTGCCTCAAGCCTCGGCAGCCGTGGCCCGTTCGCCATTACCAAGGACGGCAAAGGAATCCAGACGCAGAGCGGCGGATTCTTCAAGAAGGGCAAGAAAGGCCAGACGCTTGTGATTGAGGCGATGCCGGCTGGCGGAAATGGGGAGCCACCGCTGCGTAAGACGTGGAACGAGTACCAGGGCAAAGTGGCTACGGTGCTACAGCAGGAACTCCGTATCTCGCTGGAGCGTGCGTTGGATTCGCTCACGTATAGCAGCACCGGCAGCGTGACTGGTGCCACCATCCAAGCAGGAGGCTAGCCGTGCTGAAGTCACCAGAGCAGGCAGCCGCTCGAGCACTGGCGGCCGATCCAGCCGTGGCCCTGATCCTCGGCCAGCGGATCTGGCCCGTGATCGCACCGGCATCTGCCTCGCTGCCGTTTGCCACCTGGCGTCGCACGGCTGTCACGCGATCGCAAGGGCTGTCGGGGCCGATCGGTGCAGCCACTGTGCAGTTGGCCGTTGACGTGTTCGCCACCACCTACGAAGAGGCCCGCGAGGCGGCAGACAGAATCCGCTCTGTTCTGGATGGCTGGGGTGGTGCTGTCTCAGAATACGTAAGCGTTCGGAACGTCACGCTCGACGGCGAGAGCGACGGGTTCGTGCAACTGGCAGGCGGCGATCTGCCAGCGGTGTATCAAGTTACACAGACCTATTCAATCCTCTGGCAGGAGATTTAGCAGATGGCCTTTGAAACCCCGCACGACGGCTCCGGCACTGTACTCACGTGGAAGAGCACCACCTACACCGTCACGAACGTCGTTGTTTCGGCCACCGATCCGACTGCAACCGAGGACAAGATCAACGTTTCGCACCTCGGCCAGACTGCTGGCGAGACGGCCAAGACGCTTGACCTTCCGCTGGCCGGTGCTGCGTCTGGCGACACTGGGCAAACGGTGCAGTTCGACTACATCGGCAAGACGCTCATCGCCGACAAGGAAACCGGCACCATCGCCATCACGGTTGGCGGCACTTCGCTGCTGAGCCGGGCCGGCACGGTGCAATCGTCCACGCTGACGCTGGCGACGCAGGACGCGATCCGAGGCCAGGCCACGATCCGTATTGCCCGTAGCTAGTCCGTGACGGAGGCCCGTCATGGCGACCTACGCAACGGGTATCACGGCCACGTGGAACAGCGTTGACTTCGGTGAGGTCACCGAGCTCAAGGTGACGCACGGCGGCTCGCTGCCCATGGCACGTGCCAGCACGTGGACGCTTGACGTTGGCACTATAGAGATAGCGTGCCTGACTACGGCGAACATCTCAGTGGCTAACTACGGAAAGCGGGGCACCGTCACCATCGCTGGTGGCGGCCTCGCATACTCCGGGACGGCTGTGCTTGAGAAGTTCACGCTGTCGGGCGTGGTCAACGACGTTGCCCGCTACGCGGTAACGTTACGCATCCAAGGGTGAACCATGCTCAGCGTTTCAGAACTGGCGGCACAGATTCTCGCGGCAGACGATCTGCCCGTGCTCAAGGTGACGGTGCGGGAATGGAAAGGCGCGGACGGCAAGCCGCTCGTGCTCGGCATTCGCGTGATGACCGTTGAGGAGCGTGACTCGTACGAGAAGGAGTGGATCGGAAACAAGGAGCGTGGCATCGACAACTTCCGCACGAAGTATCTGGCCCGCTGCCTGTGCCATCCCGAGAGCGGCGAGCGGCTCTTTGACGAGGCTGGCATTGAGAGCCTGGCGAAGAAGTC